TAGCAGGGATTACTGGTTCCTTTTCCTCTTGAGTGTCAATATTCCTAACCACCCAGCGATCCTCGCTCATCTTAGATTGGTCAGGTGGCTCGTTAGCAAACACAAATAGGTGCGGCGGATTACCGCATACTTGCCCGCCTTCGTATTTGCCGCTATAGAAGTACATGTCCTTAACATTTTCAATACCTTCATAATTTAGGTAGTCAGTGTTGAAAGACCTTGGTATCGGTACAAGAACCAGCTCTGGTGTAGTGCCGTTTGTTTTCTGGTAATCAATTACTCCGTTTCGCATATCAGATGCCTTACCAGAAAGTGCAATTGCATCGTGTTTCACGGTCAAGTATTTGCAAAATGAAGTCTTGCCCATTTTGCCGTTGTTAGACCAATACCAATAGATAGTGCGGTCACAGGGTTCTTTTTTTATAATTTCAATGATCTCTTGTTCCCAAGCATAGTCGGGGTTGATAAGCTTAATTGGTTTAGGAAACCCTTTAGTCATAAATGGGTCAGTTTCCTTGGTGCAATAATCGAATTGTGCCTTGTCATTCCCCTTTGCAGCTTCCCAGTGAATCCAATCGCAGATTTCTTTGAAATGTGACGTTGGTCTGCATTTGACTTTGAATTTGATAAAACCCTGAAGATGTGGTGTTTCATCTTTTGATCCATTTTCGTGTGAGACGATATACTTCTCACCGACTTCCTGAATCTTGGAACTAATGGAACTAACCTGTTCATCTGTAAGAACTCTACCGTCTTTCAGCTTCTTATGAACAGTGAAACAGTAACGTTTTGCAGGGGAGGACTGGGGTTTAGTATTACCCCCAGTCCTGGAACTATTGGAACTATTGGAACTCATTATACTATGCCTAAAGAAATTGCTTTAAGTCATTTGAACGAAGTGTTTAAGCCAGTCTGTAGACTGTGCGTTCAGATTCGGATTTTATTATCTTTAGCAATAGTATAGATGGCTGGAATCTATGCAAAGTCTACGCGAAATCGTAAGTTTTTTAAGCGACGCCCTAAAAAAGGGGCTCGCCGTTACCGTCGTGGTCTCGCTACCAAGCGTGATCTCTACTTGTTGTCAAAGCAAGTCAAAAACACCCGCGAAGTGAAGCAAGCGTTCGCAGTACAAGACTTCGAGTTTGGCTCTTACAAAGCGCCAAATGAAGGAATTAGTGACACATATGCCACACGTTCTTTAGCAATTGATGGTACTTATAATGCTATTACTATACCGCAAAACACTACTGCAAGTGGTCGTATCGGTTCTGATATTCGTATCAAGAAAGTTGAATTAAAAATGAATTTCATTGTGTTGCCGGCACAGCCAGGTAACGTTACACCAAAGCCTCAAATTGTTAAAATCTTTTTCGGTTACAGTAAGCCCATGGCAAGTCGTTCACGACAAAATCTGCCACCCAACGCAGCCTTATTTTATAAGCTTGGAAACGTTGCGGTAAACCCAACTGGTACAGTAGAGGATCTCACAAGATCAGGCAGCATCAACACTGACCTATATACTATAGTCAAGCGTACCCGAAATATCAAGCTTGGTGCGTCTGCATATTTTCAAAGCAATACGAATTTTCAAGATTGGAACAATAATGATTTTTCCCTCTTTAAATCTATGTCTTTTGATTTGACCAAGCATTATCCTAAGAATCAGTCATTTTATGGTACTGAAGCAGGATCGGTCCAACGTGGGTTATATATGTACGTCACATCTGTAAATTGTGATGGTACCACCACATCATCAACGCCTTTGAAATGTTCGTACGAACTTAAAGTTTCATACACTGATGCATAGATAAAAGCAGGCATTATAAGACCTATAATATTTGCTCCAAATTAGGGTCCCCAGCGCAATAGACCTTAGGCGAAGCCAGGCGTATGCTGCCTAAGCATAAAGGGGAGAACGAAGTATGAGTTCGGCGTAGCGCCCAGCGCAGCGTCCATAAATGAACCAACCGGAGAAAGGGGACCAGGCGACCACCGTCGCCACCGCTCGTCAGACGGTGGGCGACTGGGCGGCTTTTTGTGGTACGAAAACATTGTACGACAAAAATTGTTAGTCTTAATTAATTGGAAAGATACCAGCATGCATCGCATCGTCCTGGTGTTCCCTGTGCGATTTGAACCCGTTAACAAACATAGCAGGGATTACTGGTTCCTTTTCCTCTTGAGTGTCAATATTCCTAACCACCCAGCGATCCTCGCTCATCTTAGATTGGTCAGGTGGCTCGTTAGCAAACACAAATAGGTGCGGCGGATT